AGATTCAGAATGAAAATACGTGTCGCATTATCTGAAAAATGGCTGTGTTTGTTTTTCGAGGAAACGTTGGATTGTTTTATACGAAAACAGGTATACCTGTTTCGACAGGTTTGCCGAAAGGATTTAGTGATTTGTTTGGCTATCGTATTGCAGACGGAAAAATGTTCTTTGTAGAAGTGAAAAACGAAATAGGTCGACCGAGACCTGAACAAATAAAATTCATTGCCGCCATGCAATCGAACGGAGTTTTGGCTGGAATTGCAAGGTCGGCAGATGAGGCATTAAAAATTGTAGGAGGTTGAGTTGAGATGGATAAAGCGAAAAGAAAAGAGTTGATGCTTAGAGTAACTAAGTTATTAGATGAACACGAAAAAGGTTATGTATGCGGATACTCAAAACTAGAGAGTTGCAAATGTTCAGATTGCCGAGAAATTAGAATGATTGGTGATCAGTTGGCAGGTAATAAAGCGAAAAAGATTTTCGTATGAATAAAAAAATGAGAGGTAGCTATCTATGATTAAGATATTAGAGTTGTTTGGTGGCATTGGCGCACCTAGAAAAGCATTAGTTAATTTGGGTGTAGAGCATAAGTCGATTGATTATGTCGAATGGAATGAGAAGGCTGTGAGAACGTATAATGCTATGTTCGATAATCGCTATAAAGCACAGTCGGTTGTAGGTTACGACTTGAAACCCGACATATTAATACATGGTAGTCCTTGCCAAGATTTCAGTATTGGAGGCAAACAGTACGGAGGTAACGTAGAGGACGGAACGCGGTCAAGTCTTATGTTCGAAACAATTAAGATTATCGAAAATTTAGGCGTATGGAAACCGAAAGTTGTCGTCTGGGAAAACGTTAAAAACGTTCTATCTAAAAAACACGTAGGAGCGTTTAATCATTATTTGGACGATATGGAGCGCTTGGGGTATACGAATCGTTATGAAGTTTTGAATTTGAAAGACTTCGGTATACCGCAGAATCGAGAGCGGCTGTTTATGGTGAGTATTCTAGGTGACACAATGTTTAACTTTAATCTCGTTAACCATCGCCCAACAAAACCTATTGAAGATTTTCTGACAAACAATTACGCTGAGCAACACGTTGTAACTCAACCGAGTATGATTCGAAAAATCGGCGACAATATTCCGAAAGAAGCTTTAGTCGGTAAGAGTTATAAAACAACGTTAAAAACGATTACTGATACGTGTAACACGATAACAACTAAACAAATGCGATGTCCGAACGCTGGAATCATTAAACTTGATGGCGGTAAGTACCGCTATTTGACGGAACTCGAAGTGTTTAGGCTTATGGGCTTTGACGACGAGGACTTTAAGCGCGCTGCAACGGCGCACCCCGGCAAGAACGGTAAATTGAACGGTGCTTTATATCATCAAGCGGGCAATTCGATAGGAGTTCCGATTTTGGAAGAAATATTCAAGACAATCATAAACAACTACATAAAAAATGAGAGGTAGTGAACGAAATGGAATACAAAGGAAAACAGTATGAAGAAGTGACGGACTGTAGTGCTGAAATTGGGGATTTGCTACAGCCGAGTGTCGACATGGAATTGCCTGACGGACATAGTGTGGCAGACTATGAAAAAGATTCGTTCAAACGTTACAGAGAAATAAAAAAAAACCGACAACGTCAACTCGCCATCGCATTACACGCAAACGAAATACGAGGCAATCGACATCATCGAAGATGTTACACAGAAGTATCAATCGAATGTTCAGTATCATATCGGCAATGCGATTAAGTACTTAATCAGAGCGCCATTCAAAAACAACACGGTGGAAGATTTGAAAAAAGCTGTCTGGTATATCAATCGCGCGGTTAAAAGTTTGGAAGGTGTCGAGTGATGAAGTGGTTTAAGAAAAACAAGGGGAGCCTTGTTTTAGGCGGCGGATCACGAATATATGAAACACCTCCAGAGTTATTGATAAAGCGACCGCCTTCTTACGAATTAAATCAGGAAGTTTCATCGTTTTTGGAAGAATTCAGCAATATGCAATCCGAATTATCAAAACGGTACGAAATATCAGCTAAAGCATTATTTGAAAATGAGCAACTAGTTAGCAAAGCTTTTTATTCAAACGGATATATTGTGATTCAGCTAAAAAACAGTTTGATTGAAAAGCATTTCGATGAATTTGATTTCAAAAATGTGGAGAAATTTAATCAGATGAAAAAATCATTTGAGAAATTGGGGATTGTTGTAACTGACTTTAATGACGAACAGGGGTTTGGAATTTGCAAGTCGTGCGACATCGATAAACGAATTATTCTACATATAAGAAAGGATGACTAACTATGAAACACATCAGAATCGAGCGAAAAGGTAGTTATAAAGAGTTCTGTCAAGCCGTGGGAGAAAAGGTTTTGTCCGGTTATGAACTCGAAAAACATTTTGTTAGAGATCCTAGCGAAACATTCGCTGATAATGAATCCATCATTATTGAAAAACGATACACAGCTTATTTTAAATCGAAACGATAAAGGAGATGGTCACACTGAAACGCTGGCTTAAACTATACAATAACTTACTAGACGACATCGACATTTTAATAGTTGAGATTGAATGCAAAACAAATGAATTCGAGCGCTGGCTTGATGGTGGTGACCTTGCACGAAGTCAAACTTATTTAACTTCACTTGAAAGACAAGCTGAACTAAAAGGAGCGATTAATGATATGACTGAAGAACTTGAAAAAATGCAAGCACAGAGAGATAAAGTAGTTTCATTGATTAATAATTTTAAAGGTTTAGATAATCGTATTCTTGAAATGAGATATATTCAAGAGTTGAGTTTGAGTGAGATTGCTGTTGCGACTGGCTATAGTTATCAACATATTAAAAATAGACATTCGGAGTTGATGAGACGTATTGAATATAAGTACAACGTCTGAAAATATAGCAAAAGGTACGGTACTTTTACAGTACCCAACCATTGCGATATTCATGTTACGATGTTAGTAGTTAAAAGACTTGTTACGTCACAACTGAAAGAGCTGAAAGGAAAACGGTATCTTTCATTGTGGACGTTCGTCAAGGTTCGCGACTTTGACAAGTCATAGAGCAGATTAATGATTCGGAAAAAATCACTGCTCAAAAAATACAACTAAATCATATTGTGTACAAACTATATGTAGTTGTGAAAATCAGATAACACAATGACATTGTTCACGACACTCGTGTGTCACACAGAATAGGAACATAGAGACGTTGCGTTATTCATGATTTGCGATAGTGGCGAAATAGGTAACCGCTAATCGCTGACGAGGTGACGAACGTCAGCTGAGTTAGGTCGTTAATACATGCAAGGTGCAAATCCTTGCCTATCGCATATTTCCAGCATAAAGGTCGGCAAGTGCTTCCTTTCAAAATAACAAACGGTGGGGAGTTATAATGGTCTTCCCTCGCAAGTACAAGAGTAGTTGTAACGCTTGTGCGACTATCAAAAGGTTAAGATTAATTTCAAACTTCGGTTACCTTTTAGATTAAAACAAAGAGCTTGTTGACTGTACTAGTAAACTTCAACTATAAAACGCTCACCAAACAATTCCGATTGTGGACTAAGATTGTTGTACACAAATTACCTTGAGTAGTTTGGTATTATCATATCCATCCTCCTTTTCAACAGGTTTCCGAGGTAAAACCGATAACCTGTATTGTTAGGACCTTTAGCTCAGTTGGTTAGAGCAGGCAGCTCATAACTGTCCGGTCGTAGGTTCGAAACCTACAAGGTCCATAGAAACAATTAAGACATCCAACAGGGTGTCTTTTTTCATACATTAAATTAAGGAGTGGTGGAGATGAAACATTACATTACAAAGTATAGAGACGAATCAGGACGTTTGGTTGTCAAATCTTGGTTGCAACTTAATCTGTTTGGAAAATGTTTTTGCTTTTGGGAACAGGAAAAAGTAATCGTTAACCAACAACCTAAATCAGCAGATGACTATATCAACATCCGTATACCGAACAATGGAGACTTACCGATTGTGTACCTTGATGGTGAAGAAGCGACTCCAGACGATGAAGGTATTGAAAGTGTTAAGTTCGTTTGGGTTACTGATACAGGCGATTCAAAAGATAATGCCATTCCGTTCGTGGAGGTAAGAACAGTAAGGAGAGATATTGACCACTCGGCTTTCAGAGGTATGGGCGATGAGTTCGAAGCAGATGAGAAACGAATTAGAGTGCGGTCGCATAACAATGCCTAAACACCCGTGCAAAGTATCTCACTGCAAACAGCTGGTTGATTACTCAAAGCTCTACTGTGCTACACATGAACACATTGGTATCAAGCGTAAGCAAGAGCAAGCAGATAGATACAACGAACGTGTGCGAAACAATGAGTACAACAAACAGTACACTAAGTTCTATCAGTCATCGGTGTGGAAACAAACACGCATGACTAAGCTGTTAGCTCAACCGTTATGCGAAGAATGTTTGAAGCATAACAATGTAACGCAAGGACAAATAGTCCATCACATCATCGAGATTAGAGACGATTGGGACAAGCGTGTGGACCAGAACAACTTAGAAACGATATGTAGAGAGTGTCACAATAAACATCACAAACGCAAATGGCGAGATTGATTTAAAGGGCATTCAGAGAGCGTGTGAGCGATTTTTATTTTCAGACACACACTTATTCAAAAATATTTTAAAAGTTCGTCAGCAATCTTTTATACCCCCCTACCCTTACATCTGACGGGCAATCGAAGATATCCGACGACGCATATTTTTTTCCAAAAACTAACTTTCAGAAAGGAGTTGATGACGTGGCTAGACCTAAAAAACTGTCCGGTGCAACGTCTGGACACTTTACAAAAGAACAATTAGAGCAAAAGAAAGAAGAAGAAGAAATTTTATACAATTACGACCGATTGAATTTCGAAAACATTCCGCCAGGTATTGTGCCTGGTGCTGTGAGCGAGTGGAAACGTATTTCTCACATCATTAAAGACTTGCCAATTTCAGAATTAGATCAGCAAACAGTGATTCGTTACTGCAACTACACATTCTTGTATGATGATGCAATGCGCGATTTGGTCGTAGAAGGACCTGTCGTTGAAGGTAAGAAAAACCCTCTAGTCGACGTCGTCAACTCTTATTCTAAAGAGTTAAAAACAACGACTAGCGAACTAGGTTTGACGATTAACTCCAGGTTGAAGTTAGTTAAACCTGCTGAAATAGAACCTGTCGATAAGGACCCTTTCGGCAGCATGATGAATGAAGTTGATAACAATGATTGATTATGTTCAAACATACATTGATTCTGTCGAGCGTGGAGAAATCATTGTCAGTGACAAGATTAAAAAAGCAATCAACCGACACAAACGTGATTTATTAAAGTCTGAAAGTGATGAATTTGGTTTTTATTACAGCGTTAAGCATACTCAAAACATCATTAAGTTCGTTTCGATGTTGCCTGACCCTAAAACAGGAAAGCCGAACACGTTAGCTAAATTTCAAATGTTTATTTTAGCTCAGCTGTGGGGTTGGAGAAAAAAAAACAGACAACACTCGACGGTTTAAAAAAGCTTATCTCTCACTCGCTCGTAAGCAAGGAAAGTCGCTTTTAGTCTCAGGCATTGCATTATATTGCTTGATTTATGAGCGTAATCCTAAAAACGCAAGGCAGATATACGCGACAGCGAATAAACGGGACCAAGCTAAAATCGTTTTCAATATGGTTAAATCGCAATTAAAAGCGATTAGAGGTCAGAGTAAAGCTATTAAAAAATTCACTCGTCTACTTAAATATGAAATAACAACAACTGATGATAGCTCAATGCAACCACTGTCAGCTGATGCTGATACACTAGATGGTTTAGATGCGATGTTAGGCATATTTGATGAGTACGCGCTTTCTAAGACAACGGAAATGATGGATGTTATCGAAACGTCAATGGGTCAGCAACTTGAACCGTTGATTGTCATTATTTCTACAGCATCTAGTAAGTTGAATTATCCGATGCACTCGATTGAATATCAGTACATCGATAAGTTATTAAATGAAGAAACTGAAAACGATGAGTACCTTGCACTGTGTTGGGAACAGGACAGCATGAAAGAAGTTGATGATCCTGCGATGTGGATTAAATCAAATCCGTTAATGGAGATTGAATCGCAAAAAGAGCAGCTAACACAAGCTTATAAGCGACTGTTGTCCGAGGCGAAGGCCAAAGGTACAATTTCGAACGTTTTGACTAAGCATTTCAATATATGGGTCCAGTCCAGCAAAGAAAGTTACATGAACAAAGAGGAATGGAACTCAGCTAAAGCAGATGAGTCATTGAAAGATATTAACTTGGTTGGTCGCGATATATATATCGGTGTCGATTTATCACGCGTGGGCGATTTAACATCGTTCACTTGGGTTATTCCTATCGACGAGCAAAAGCTGTTTTTATCAGATAGCTATTCTTTTGTTGGCTCTAAGGGTGGTATTGAAAGTAAAGAGAATGAAGATAAAACACCTTACAGAGCTTACGAACAAGCCGGCATCTGTTCGATTTCCACTCAAACGAGCGGTTTGGTCGATTATAGGAACATGATTGTGTGGCTAGATGAGTTTATACAGCATTATGAGTTCAACGTTAAGGCTATCTGTTATGACCCTTATAACGCTGGACTGATGATTACTGAAATATCGGAGCGTTACGGAGATTACCTGGTTGAAACTCGTCAAGGTGCAATAACTCTCTCTCCAGCAACAAAACAGCTGAAGATTGACGTTTTAAACAATAAAATCAAGCATTTAGACAATCAATTGCTTAATAGAGCTATATATAACGCTGTTTCAATCGAAAAAAACGACTCAGTATTGATAGATAAGACAACAAATAGAAATAAAATAGATCCACTGGATGCTTTAATCAATGCATATACACAGGCGCAGTACCACGATTTTGATGAAGTAGATGTTAATGAACTGATAGAAAGTGGTGATTACGGTTTTGGTTGGTAAATATATACAAATAATTATAACGAGTCTCTACTGTATGAGCTTAATTGCTTTTACGGTGGCGGCTTTTTTTAGTAGATATACGGATAGGTTTTTCAGTCTTAGGCGTTTGCTTTTTAGCAACGTCTTTTTTGTTGGCCTCAGAACGTGATTAAAAGAAAGGAGGTGATTTAATGGGGATATTTTTCAAACGGAGTTTGGGTGATAACTCACAGGCCGTTATCAATTATCTATCGAGTCCAGACACAAGTTCAGTGATGTCGTTTGACAGTCAACAATCTCTCACTCAGTCAGATGTTTTCACTGCTGTGAAGATTCTGTCAGGTGATATTGCAAGTAGCTCTTTTGTCCAACGTAAAAACGGTCGTTCAGATGACTTGATATTAGAAAAACTAAACGTTCAGCCGAACGTGTCGATGACACCTTACGCATTCTTGTTCGCAGTGACTGCTCAAATGTTGCTGACAGGTAATTCTTTCGTGGTCGTTAACCGCAAAGAAAAGAAAGTAATTGATCTAACCTTTGCGAAACCCTCTCAAATCGTTATTTACGAAGATGATATCACTGGTGAGTTGAGTTACGAGTATACAGACTTGGGCGGTCGCAGCAGACGTTTGACTTCTAAAGAGATGCTACATTTCAAGGCATTTACTTTGAACGGTAAAACAGGCATTAGCCCGTTATACGCGTTAAAAACAGAACTTTCAATGTTGAAGAACGGTAACAATTTATTATCCGCGTTTTTCAACAAAGGTATTCAAGCTGGCGGAATTTTAAAGCTGTCTAAGGCGAATATCAACAATGAAGCTAAGAAACAAATCAAAAAAAGACTTTGAAGAAGTCAACAGTGGCGCTAAAAATGCGAATTCTGTAATCGTTCTCGATGATACACAAGATTTTAGTCAGTTCGAGTTAAATACAGACGTTTTGAAGATGATTCAAAACAATGTGTATTCAACTAAACAAATCGCAAAAGCATTCGGTATTCCGCTGTCTCGTTTTGGTATGGAACTAGTTAACTCAACAGACGATAGTGCAAATGATTTGTACGTATCAAGCACGCTGCGAGCATATTCAAAAATGATTACGGATGAGATTGCTTTAAAACTATCTGTGGATGTTGACATTGATTTTTCAGTTCTGAAAGGTCACGACGTTCAGACAAAGTTCAACAAAATGATGGATGCGACTAAAGGCGCTGGAATTTTGACGATAAATGAGGCCCGTTCGTTTTATGACTTAGATCTAATCGACAACGGAGATAAACTCATACCTCGCTTGAAAGGGGGTGATACAGATGCCACAACTGGAACAACGGAAAATGGAGACAGTGAAATCGAGTGATAACAACGTTATCGAAGGTTACGCTTTGCGTTTTAACTCTCTTAGCAAAGATTTGGGCGGTTTTCAAGAAATCATATCTCCCACGGCCTTAGATAATACTGATTTGTCAGATGTCCGATGTTTTATCGACCATGACAGCAGCTTGATTTTAGGACGAACAGCGAACGATACTTTGAAACTGACTGTCGATGAGATTGGACTTCATTTCAGATGCGAGTTGCCAGACACGACTTACGCGCGTGACTTAAACGTTTCTATTTCAAGAGGCGATATCAACGAGTGTTCGTTCGGTTTCAGTCTTAAAGACGGTGATGACGCATGGGAAAAAGATGGTGACGATTATATTCGCACTCTCAACTCAATCAGTCAGCTTGCTGAAATTTCAATTGTTTCGATTCCTGCGTATGCAGAAACAAACGCGACGATTGCACAGCGATCATTAAAGCAAGTTATCGATGAACAACAAAAACGAAAGTTAACTCTTGAATTAGAGTTAGCGACAATTTGAAAGGAGTGACTATTTTTGACAGTAGAAGAATTAAAAGCAGCTGCTGAAAAAGCAATTGCAGATGGCGAGTTTGAAAAAGCGGCCGAATTAATCAACCAGATTAAAAACTTTGAAGAAACTGATGTTTCTGACAAGCCCTCAGACGAAGTTAAGTCTAAAGAGGATGAAGAAGTACCCGAAGGTGACAATGAAGAAATTGAAAAAGATGAAGAACCAAAAAAAGACGAAGAAAAAGGGGAGCAACGAAAAATGCCAAAAACAGTTTTAGAACATAACGAAAATAAAAACGAAGAAGTTCGTTCGTTTGCAACATTTGTAAAAACGAAAGGTGAAGAAAAACGAGATGGTTTGACTACTGTAGGTGCGGAAGCAGTTATTCCTATTGAACGCTTAACGACACCTCAAACTCAGCCAGAAACAGTTGTTGATTTACGTACATTCGCTGAAAAAGTGCCAGTTACAACAGGTTCTGGTTCATACCCTGTGTTACTTAAAAACAAAGGTGTCATGATTTCAGTTGAAGAATTAGAAAAAAACCCAGCTCTTGCTAAACCGGAGTTTAAAAAAGTTTCGTGGGCTGTAAAAACATACCGTGGATATATTCCAATTTCTCAAGAGGCTCTTGAAGATTCAGATATTGACTTAGCTGGATTAGTTGCTAATCATGTACAACGTCAAGCGTTGAACACTGCTAACGCTGAAATTTCTAAAGTGTTGAAAACAGCAACAGCTAAAGAATTAACTAGCTTAGATGACTTAAAAGATTTAGTTAACGTAACTATTGAGCCGGCTTACCCAGTTTCTTTTGTGGCATCTCAGTCATTCTTCAACGCTGTAGATAAGTTAAAAGACAAAGACGGCCGCTATTTATTACAACAAGACGTAACAACTGCGTCAGGTTACAAACTATTAGGTCGTGAAATCATTGTTTTAGGTGATGATGTGATTGGTTCTGCTGCAGGAGACCAGGTCGCATTTATTGGTGATATTAAAGCATTTACTAAATTCTTTGACCGCAAACAAGAATCTGTTCGCTGGGTTGACGACAATATTTACGGTCAATTATTAGCAGCATTCATTCGTTTCGATGTTGAGGCAGCTGATACTGACGCCGGTTTCTATGCAACTTTAGCTTTAAGTGACGACGAGGGAAAGTAAATAGCCCTGTCGTAGCAAAAGTTAACGCAACATCGACAGGCGCTAATGTCAGTTTGAGTTGAGGGGGTTATTAAATGACCATCGATGAACTGAAAAACTATCTCAGAATAGATCACAATGAAGATGATAATTTACTCACTATGTTACAAGAAACGGCCAAAGCATACATTCTGGGCACTTTAGAAATATCTGTTGAAAAAGCAGATACTGATAAGCGCTTTGAGTATGCTATTTGTTTGCTTGTAAGTCACTGGTACGAGACGAGACGAGCTACAACGGAGTCGGCTCTTAATGATATACCGTTCGGTGTAATCTCTCTTGTACAGCAGTTGAGGGGGCTAGAGCATGAGTAAATTCATTCAGACTTACGATTTAAGCGAGCGTATTACCTTTATTGAAAAAAAAGAACGACAAAGATGAACTAGGCGGCAATATCGTTATCGATACTGTCGTTTTTTCTTGTTGGTCTAGTGTTCAAAGTCAGTTCTTAAATGAGATTAAATCGACGATTGGAACTGTATTAGAAGATACGCTCACTTTTATTATTCGTTATCAGCAAATTGCTGAAGTTAAGAACAATATGAAAATCGTTTTTGACGGTGAAACATATGAAATTGTGAAAATCACTAAAGGTGTAAGTCGTAAAGATTTTACAACAATCATCGCGAAGGCGGTGAATTAAATGGGAGTAACAATTAAAAACGATATCGGTGTAAGCCTTAGAAAAATGGCCCAAGGCTTGACTCGTCCAACGAATAAAGCGTTGAACGCTGGAGCTGAAGTGTTTGCTGAACGCTTAGAAAAAAATACACCAGTTTTTGATAACACTAAGTATAAAGGTAAGCGCGGAGATTACATGTTCAAACACGCAAAAGATAACGTGACATACGGCACACCTAAAAACGGTGAGATTCTCATCGGTTTTAAAAAGGATGTTGCTTGGCGCGTTCATTTTGTGGAATTCGGCACAATACGTCAAGCGCCTAAACCGTTTATCCAAAAAACGCAGAAACAGGCATCTAGTGAAGTATTTAAAGTGATGCTGAATGAGATGAGCAAGGGGCTGAAACAATGAATCTAGCTGTTGTCCAGGTCAATGAAATACTAAAAAACAGTATGTTGAAAGACATACCTCGTTTTTTAAACTATGTTCCAGAAGACGACCAAAAGTTAAAGAACTTGCCGTTAATTAGAGTAGTTGAAATCAATTCTTACTACTCTGACTTAGCGTCAAACAAAGCACAAACAGTCACATTCAACGTTCAAATCGATGTGTGGACATCCACACTCGCTCAAGCGAACGATCTATATTTCAAAATCGATGAAGTTTTACAAGAAAATCAATGGGCTTGTCAGTATTCAGAACTGACTAATGATGTTGATTTAGAAAACTGCAATCGAATTATTAAACGTTATGAAACGATTCGTTTCAAATAAAAACAAAAAAGGAGTTTTTTATTCATGGCAAGTGTAGGTTTTAAACAAATTATTTTCGCAGAATATGACAAAGATGGCGCTGTAAAAGAAACGTTCGAAGTCAATTCTGAAAAAGGTGGGGCAATCGAGGCTAAAATCACAGGATTAGGCTCTACTCTAAACACCACTTGGGCATCTGACGGCCCATTTCACGTTTTTGCTCAGGGTACATCATCTCCTAAATTATCTTTAGGCATTGCTGATTTGTATCCCGAGCTGTATCAAAGTATGACAGGTGCTGAAGTTAACGAGCAAGGATTTACGCTCATCGGGAACAATACTCGTCCACCGTACATGGGAGTTGTTTTAGTGACTGCTGATAAGGATGGTAATGAATTGTTCATTGGTTTAACTAAAGGTAAATTCACTGCGCCCGATGAAGAATTGAAAACATCAGAAGATAAAGGCGCTGAACTACAAACGGATTCAGTAGAAGGTGATTTTGTTGCTCGTGGCTCTGATGGTTTAGTTGCATCTAAAGCATCTACAGCAAAAGAAGGCGCGACGTTAGAAACTTTCAAAGATTTCATTTTCGGAGCAGCTGCTGCGGGAAAGTAATCGAGCCGTTCGTAACCGCAGTAAATGCTACTCAAACTGGTGCGAACGTTAGTTTAGATTAGATTAGGAAGGAGGATATTATGACCGACACATTTAAAATCTATAAAGGTGACGATGTGATTGCTGAGGGCGAAAGTCCTCTAGCTATTACGGACGTTAATCCAAACACAGAGGTTGCAGAAGGTTCTTATAAAGCAACGCGTGTCGTTAATGACAAAGAGTCTGAAAAGGTAGACATTCCGGCATTTAAGACATTGGCGATTAATCCTACAGCAGTAGCGTTAGATAAAACAACTGTTGCTGGCAAGGTTGGCGAAACAGTAACATTAGTAGCTACAGTTAGTCCGAGCGACGCTACAGATAAAACTGTGGCATGGACAAGTTCAGCTGTTGCAGTAGCAACTGTGGATGCAAATGGTAAGGTGACGTACGTCGCAGAAGGAGAGGCTGTTATTACAGTTAAAACTGTTTCAGGCAACAAAACAGCAACTTGTACAGCGACTATCACTGCAGAATAAAATAAATGACTGAGAGCAGTTAACTCTGCTCTCTTTTTATATTAAAAATATAGTTACATGGAGGAATTACGATGGCGAAAATCATTATTAATAAAAAGGCTTACTTTAGCGAAACTATCAGACTGTCTAAAAAACGAGAGATTTTAAAAATGATTGCTAAATTTGAGCAACTTGAAGAAGAAGGTAACTTCAGCACATTAGAACAAATTGATGCGTTCGATGAAATGGCTGAAACAGTCGCTGGTTGTTATAAAAATGAGAACGTTACGGCAGATGCTATCTTTGACAACTACAATGATTTCGAAGATATCCAAAAACTTCTAGGAGATATTATGGGCGGTCAACAAGACCCAAAGCCACAGACGAAACGGCAACAACACAAAAAGCGTTAGATAATATCGATACCATTTATCGCGATTTACTAGAAAGTGGATGGAAGATGCATGAAATAGATGCGTTAGATGATGATTATTTATATCATCTTTTCAGCGAAAATACTAAAAATAACAAAGTCATGAGTGGAGAAGATTTCTTCAACTCTATTTAGAGGGGAGGTAAGCAATGGTAGAAAAAGGAACACCGATTGGCAATATGGCAGTCGGGCTAACTCTCGATGATACACAGTTTGGAAACACACTGGACCAGATAAATAAACGCGTTAAAATTGCCGAAAGTGCACTGAAAGCCAATTTAAAATCAGTTGGCGATGCCGGCAAAGGTTATGACGGACTAAGTGTGAAAGCTAAGTCGTTAGAAAATGTTTTATCTGCGCAAGGTAAAAAGGTGCAAGAGTTAACTAAGCGCTATGAAGAAGAAGTTAAAGCTAATGGTGAGGCTAGTGACGGAGCTAAAAATCTAGCTGTTCAAATCAATAATGCTCAAGCTAAGCTTTCGGGTTATGAAGGGCAACTCAAAACGACTAAAAAAGAACTCGCCTACGCAGAGCAGGGCATGAATGAACTCACTCAAGAGATGAAAGATAACGAGCGAGAGACCAACAAAAACACTAAGACGTTGAAAGCAGCGGGCGATGAAACTGGCGCGTTTGAGACTCAACAAAAAGGTCTGACCAGGCAACTAGATTTAACTGAAAGAGCTGTCGATGGCCAACGAAAAGTTGTCTCACAACTCACTAAAGAATTTGGCGAAAACGATGACAGTACTAAAAAAGCAGTCAGAGCATTAAACAGCCTTGAGTCGCAAGCGAAGGTTACTAACTCTCAGTTAAGCAGCTTAAATTCAACAGGTAAATCGTTCGATGTAACGTCTAACATTGATAATAATACGCGTAGCTTTAAAGGTATGTTCAGCGGAATATCCGGAATCAAGACAGCCTTACTGGGCGGTTTCGTTACGGCTGGAATTTTTGCTGTTGGTAAGGCATTCGATGTTGTTACCGGCTCAATTGGGGCGGCGGTTGAGCGTGTGGATAAAATAGACGTTGCAACTAAATCACTCGAACAATTGACTGGGTCAGCTAAAGTTGCTGGAGAAGTTATGTCTGATGTAAGTGAAGTTATCAAAGGCACACCTATTGCGATGGACCAAATGACCGATGCTACAAAAGGTTTAGTGGCTTCAGGCATGGAAGCCGACAAAGTTAAAGACGTTCTGAAAGCAATCACCGATTCAGCGTACGGTGTTGGTAATGGTGCTGAATCAATCGACCAAATTTCGGGTGCGTTCAAAGCAATGCAGTCGTCTGGTGTTTTAAGTTTAGAAGATTTAAACAGGCTGATGGATGCGAACGTTCCAGCGCTTAAAATATTAGCAAATCAGTATGGTGTTAGTGTTGCTGATATGAAAAAGAACATATCAACAGGGACGATGGATAGCGCTGAGGCAATCGACTTGTTAGTCGAAGGTATTCAAAAAGGGACAGACGGAAGTGCTGGAGCGACCACGGCGTTAGCTGGACAAGCTAAAACAGCGGGTGATTCAATCAGTGGATCGTTCGCAAACATGAAGTCTGCTATCAATCGTTCGATTGCAAATATCATCACACCGTTCAAGGGCATTATGATTAAATCGATGACTGTTGGCGGACAGGTGATTGAAAAAACTTTTGGCGGTATAGGTACTAATATCCAATGGTTGATGGATAGAATGAAGTCTGTCGGTAACCCTTTTAAAGGTCTTAGTGGCGGTATAAGCATTTTCAAAACAATCGTAGATAAGAATATGCCTATGATTAAACAAGTGATAGGCAACGCTTTGAACAACTTTAAAGTTATTATAGCAACGCTTAAACCTTTCATCGAGCCAATCATTAATCAAATTGTAGGCATTTTCAAAAAAATGTTCACTACATTAAAGATTTTTTGGCAAGAGAACGGGCCTATGATTATGGCGGCAGTTTTAAATATTGTTAATTTCATTCAAAAAACAGTCGCATTTTTATTACCAGTATTAAAACCGATTTTTGCGGTCTTATTGTTCTTGATTAAAGATGTTTTAGGGACAGTTGGTCGAATAATTTCGGGTTCTTTGAATATTTTTATGGGTGTTTTAAAAGTGTTCGCTGGTCTATTCACAGGTAATTTTTCTAAGATGTGGGAAGGTATTAAACAAATTTTCTCTGGGGCTTTTACAGTCATTTGGAACTTGCTAAATTTGATGTTCATCGGAAAAATATTAAAAGGTTTCAAATTGCTAGGAGCAGGAGTTAAAACCGTGACGTCCGGTATGTGGACGACAGTAAAAACATTGTTTACTAAAGGAGTTTCTAGCGCTTGGGGCAGTATTAAATCGTTCCCTGGCAATGTCATCACATTGTTTAAAAATATGGGTACAGGTGTTGGTAAATGGATTACTAACATGATTGACAGCGTTAAATCCATGCCTGGCAAAATGGCCGATGGATTTAAAAGAGGTGCCGGAGCAATGAAAAATGCTTTTACTTCTGTGTTTGCTGCAGTAGCAAAGGCAGTTGCTAAACCGATAAACGGCATCATTGATGGTATCAACTGGGTACTTAAAAAAGTTGGTGTTTCAAAAGGGACATTAATTGGAAACTGGAGTGTTCCAGCCTACGCTAACGGAACTGACGGACATCCTGGCGGACTAGCTATGGTGAACGATGCAAGTGGTTCTAACTATCGTGAGGCCGTTCAATTGCCTGGTGGAGAAACTTTCGTTCCAAAAGGGCGAAATCAACTACTTAATTTACCAAAAGGATCTAAAGTTTTGAACGGAAATATGACTAAACAAATGTTTCCACACTACAAAAACGGTATCGGTGATTTTTTCAGCGGTATCAAAGATAAGGCACTTGACGTGTGGGAGTATGCTAAAGAACCTATGAAACTAGTAAAAGCAACAATATCTAAGTTCACCAGTGGGATGTTTGGCGACATGATGGACCTACCCAAACAAATCGCATTGGGCGCAAAAGATAAAGTGCTTGGTGGAATGGGTAATTGGATTAAAGGTATTTTTGAAGAATCGGGTGGCGATGAGCCAAAAGGCTCTGGAGTGACTCGTTGGACAGGTACTGTAAAACGTGCTTTAAGTATGAATGGATTGCCTACTGACAAACCGTATGTCAACGCTTGGTTACGTCAAATACAGTCTGAAAGTGGCGGTAACCCTAAAGCGATTCAAGGCGATATTGGCGATGTGAACAACGAAAGTGGCGACATTGCAAAAGGTCTTGTGCAAGTAATCGGTGAAACGTTCAAGGCTTACAAGTTTCCTGGGCATGGCAATCGTTTAAATGGTCTGGACAGCTTACTATCCGGTATTAACTACGCTAAATCAACTTACGGTGCAACAGGAATGCTGAATGTAATCGGTAAAGGTCACGGTTATGCCAACGGCGGCTTGATTACGAAACACCAAATCGCTGAAATTGGCGAAGGGAATCAACCAGAGATGATTATTCCGCTGTCCCTCTCAAAACGTTCAAGAGCAGTTCAATTGTTGAACCAAACAATGAACCTGATGGGTGTGAAAGAGAGCGGAAAAGGCAACGTGAACATTGTCGGCGGAAGTGACACGTCTGCACTTGAATCTAAAATGGATACAATCATCGCTTATCTTAAATTGATTAGTAGCAAAGATACGAACGTTAATGTTGATTTAGGAAATGTTGAATCATATGTGAGCAAACAACAAGCTGACAAGTATCGTAAATTAGACTATGCGCAAGGAGGTGCTGTATGACAGACAAATTCATAGAAATGATTTTAGGTACTGATACAGTACCTATTACAGAAAAAAACAGAGTTGAAATGTTAAGTTTTTCACGCGGAGATGCCCAAACGGTCAAGAGCACAAAGACCGTTGACGGTGTTGACGGTGAAATAACTTATCTCAACACTTATGCTCCTTTTGAAATAACGTTTAAACTGTTATTTTTGAGCGAAGATGTACATGATAAAAACTTATTTGAAGATGAACTGATTGAAAAAATACACACGTATGATTCGTATTACATTAGACATAGTTATCATCCAAATAAAAAATATGCGGTCAACGAGGCAACGTATTCAGTCACTGAAGAAAACCCTGGGGCATTAGAATTCGAATTGAAATTCACAGTTTTCAAAGGGTATTCAGAAAGTCTGCATGGATCATTGTCTAGTCGTAATTTCGAAGATGAAAATTTCGACTTTGGCATGAACATATTAAGTGGCGAACAACCAAAATATACGCATACATCTAAAACGTTTAAAATATACAATGCATCGAGCATGACTGTTACACCTATCATGAGACATAAGTTAGATATCACGTTAACATGTGCTGGCAGTCCTAAAATTACAAACAACACGACTGGTGATGTATTCGAATACATTGATACGCTGAAGAAAACAGACACTTTGAAACTAAGCGGAGTTTACGCATATAAAGACGACACGGTGTGTGGAAGGAAAACAAATCACGGAATTATCACTTTGGCGAAAGGTTGGAATGAGTTTACGATATCTGGAGCAAGTGATATAGATATTGAGTTTGATTTCTCATTCATCTACAGGTGATAATATGAGCTATTTAATAGTGAGTGACATTGAGCGTAAGTTCGAAGAAATATTGATAGATATTGATTATGACACATTTTCTTATGAGTATGATAAAAATACGTCAAGGAGCATCAGTTTCGATGTTATCAGAACGCCCTACAACGCATTTAGTTTTGATTTGGTGGGTAATGAGTCGTTAATCGTTTATAACGGTCAGCACTATATCGTCAAAACATCTACCGTTTCGATGGTCAGTACTGGTGTATTAGTTAAGAGCGTGACTGCTCAACACATTATGTATGAATTTCAAAATCATACAGTGTATGACATAGTGGCAGGAGAAAAAGATTACACATTAAAAGAAATGCTAAATATCGGCTTTTCTGGAAACTCATTCGGATACACGTTCGAAATAAAAGGAACTTTTAGCAGCGTTAGTATTTCTGATTTGGGAGACATGAATGGTGTCGAGTTTATTAATGCAGCAATAGACAATTTTGGCTGTATTGTTTTTGCAAACAACAAAAAAATAACATTCTACGACGATGATAATTTCTACAATCTATCTGAAAAAACGTTGCGATACAAATATAACACTGCTGATGTCAAAGTGAGTACGAACACACAAGAGCTAAAAACAGTCGTTCGTGCTTATGGTAAAAAGAAAGATAAGCAAGAGTCAACATACGCTCAAAATAAGACGACTGACTTGTCGTACAACGGTGTTTTTGTGAAAACTGGGACTTGGTACACCGAAGCAGTCAATGCTTATTATACTGCTGATATTGACGTTAAATGGAATGGCGATAGTTTAGACTTTAAACTAAAAAAAAGGCGACAAAGGCGGTCTTTGGGATATCTATCTGGACGGAAAGAAAATAAAAACATTGTCAGCTTACAACAAGTCATCCACGACTGATACAGTCAATTTGACCAATAACCTTTCGAAAGGAAAGCATACAATCAAATGTGTTTTTGTTGGTGATGATCCCGAACATCCGATGCCGTTAGTAGAAAAAACGAAAATTGTTGACGGAAAAAAGGTTAAGTACAAAGAAAAAGAACTGTCTCGTGGGTGCGTTGGAACTGAGACGGCTACTATATTAGTAGTTAACGCTAACACGGAGGGAAATAATGCTTATCATGCTATCGCAACGTATAAATCGCCAAACGTGTCAATGTACGGTGAGCGCATGGCTAAAGCAGTTAAATCTGACAGCATTACTGATGTTGATAAATTAAAGGCATGGGCTAAAACGCAGATACAGGACACGCCAGAAACAGAGTTGAACGTTGCTTATAATGGTGACGAGAACGTATCTGAAAAAGATACCCTTTATTTCATTCATGAACCGCTCGGTTTTTCAACAGACTTGAAAACGGTGAAAATTGTCAAAGGTCATGAATTTTCTCACAAGCAAGTAGATTTATCTTTTAGCAACACTAAGAAAGATATCGTAAGTATCCAGCGTTCAATCGCAAACAAAGTGAAACAAACGAGTAACAAAGTAAGTAATACGTTCAATTCGATAACAAACATTCAACAGATTGCAGATGATGCCTATTCAAATATTTTGGTGACTGAATATGTGGGGAGTGTAGAAGATGACTGATATTCGTATTTTAAAAGAAAAGGGAGAGCGTTACTTTCCTCAAACGCACAAGCAAGCGGTGATAGGTTTAAGTGCTTTAAACATCAACTCGGTTGGTGTTTTTTTAGTATCTGAAAACGAGAAAAAATGGCAGTTAGTCGTTGATGATGAAGGTAATTTAAGTACAGAAGAAATTGTGGAGGTAATTAAATGAGAATTAATTTAAAGAAGAGTCCGCCAATTACGACAGGGAAAGATTTCAGAAACGATTTAGCAGACAATTTCACTAGAATAGAATCTGCGATTAACACGTCAGATAGCGAACTGACAAATCATCAAACTATACAATTAAAAGCGCATAAATCGCGACAAATCACGCATAATGCGTGGGATGTTGAACAAGAATTACAATATCGTGCAGCTCAGGTAAGCAACCTCGTGTTGGGTGCTAACGGTGATGGGATTGAAGAAGTAAAAGATTCGCGTGTAGCGGTGTTCAGTAAAAAAGCGCATGCGACATTAAGCGAACGTTTGCTAGAAGATTTTTCAGCGCTATCAAGCCTGTACATCAATGAGTACTCATTGAACTTAGCGAACAAGCAAGCAGTTAAATTCACTGACATTGGCGCTTCTGTCAATGGTATCATTCGAGGTATTGCAATTGATTCTCGAAAAGATGAGATTTACATTTATCAAAAAGAAGGTAACGGAGCAATCATTTCACGCCACACTTTGCAAGGGGTGATGCTAGATCAAATGACAATTACTGGAAACACAGGTGATAATATTTCGTTGGGATTAATGTTTGTAAATGGTTATGCAACGTTACTTTTCACAGTGAAACGAAGTGATAAATATTACGTTGCATTTAAAAGATATGTAAGCAATACGACAGTTTCGAGTGATTCTCTATCAATTATCGATTCGCTGTACTCTAGTGATGAAAAAGCATCTGTATCTGTAGACGAAATGAATGACGAACTATTGTTCGTGTATAGTAATCAAGCGATTGTTTATAAATTGTCTAATGCTTTGAATAATAAACTAGTAGTTATTCGCAGTTTCATACTTGCTAAAGATGAAAATGGAGAGCCGCTGAAAGGATTCAAGATTTGGGATGGTTACACATATTTAATCAGTGGCACAAAGAGCATTGAAATGACACCTCTTATCTCTGTTTACGATGAAAATGGTGATAAATACTATCATTTCAAACTAGATGATTTCAAAGTAGATAACAGAATTGGTGCAGATTCAACCTACGCCTGGGCGATGGATGTGTATCATGACACTTACACAAATAAAATAAGCTTAGTTTTCGGTGTGACTTATGCTGATGATGTCTTTAGAAAGCAACAGTTATATGCAATTCATCAGCATGGACGAGAATCTGATCACGCTCAAAAAATGATTGCATATTCTCAAAACTACGCGATGACTGATGGTGCGGGTAGAATGTTTAACATCATTAACGGCACTACTTCATTAAAAGAATTGAATCGACCGGGCTCGTACTATATACGCTCGTCACACGCAAAGAGTATCACTGATATTCCTGGCGATTTAAATGATGGCCAGCACGCTTACTTTTTAGAAAACAGCGCCTTCAACGATAATGGTGTTCTTACTCAAAAAATAAGAGTATATACAACAGCATCTGTATCTGACGTCTACGAGCGTAGTTTTGATACAAAAGCAAACACGGTCGGTCAGTGGCAATTCACTCCGATTCTAGGTTTATCTACACCAAAATACATGACTTTACCCACAAGTAAAAAATTAAGTGATGTGATTACACCAGGCGAGCAGTATATCTCGGCAGATGTTATCGCAAATGTTGTTGACTTAGATGATAAGTACAAAGGGAATGGCTATCTTTTTCACTCGTCAGGCGCGATGCCTTCGAACGGTAGAGTTCAAACAATGACGCGTAACTCGACAAATCAAGCCTTACTAACGCTTAAACGTATCGTAAGCGACAACGGAATAACAGCTTGGAAGGAGATGTGATAATGAAATTACACGTACCTGTTAATCAAGAAAACTTCATTTTCAAAACGAGCGATAATGTAGCAAATGAAATTGTTCGATTTAGCGAGAAAGTTAAGAAAAAAACGAAATCAAGCACATTAGTTATACCATTCATCACAGATTTACATTTAGGTCTAATGCCTAAAAATTTAAAGAATCTCAAGAAAGCATCTTATGAACATGTTGAAAATTTAGTTAATGTTTGTCGCTTGATAGATCACGATTTAATTATTCAAAATGGTGATTTGAACGATGGTTCCTCTTTGGAACTGTCCGATTTTTGGGAAGGTAATGAAATGTACAAACGCAAGATGGCTTCTATTAAAAAACCGGTCGTCAATCTACGAGGAAATCACGATGACAACTCGTTAGGTGATAAGTATGAGAATAACGATTTAAAAAAAGTGGCAACATATTCAGAATTAAAAAACTTTTTTTTTCGATGATTATTTTACAAAAGGGAAATTAACAACGGACACTAGCGATAAGCAGTATGGTTACATCGATGCGAAAGATACACGCATCATTTTTATCGATACATTCGACAGCAAACAGGTTTTGCTAAATGGTAAAAATAGATTTGATTTAGTTGATTCAAATGGCTGCATTCAACAAACGCAAGTGAACTGGTTAATAAACTTATTAAAGAACACGCCATCTACACAGCGTGTTCTTTTTGTTTCTCATACAGCCCCAATGGACGTCTACAGTGATACTGAAAAAGCAATTAATACTGACGTGTTAAGTGTCATTATAAAAGCGTTTGTGACTGGTGGTGCTTACGACTATTTAGGTGTAAGTAATGATTTTCCGATTAAAATAACAGGCTCTTTCGCATCTAAAGGTTCTGTTATAGCGTTTGTTCACGGTCATAGACATAAAGATGAATCTACTTTCATTAAGGGAACAAGCGTTCAATGTATCGGACTACTGTGTTCAAAGGCGGAATCCAATGAAAGTTATAGCTATCGTAATTTCGGGACGATTTACGAAGATAGTTTTAGCGTATTACTGATTGATGAAGAGTCCATTAAAATACTTCGTTTCGGAGCTGGGGGAGATATAAATGACTAACATAAGCAAAGTAGCAAAAATAACAACAGAAGTTACAGCAACATATCAACCATTAAGCGACTTAAATGTCGCTTTTTATAATCAAGATATTAACACATCTATTCTACAGTTTAGCGTGACGCGCAATAAAACGGCAGTGCCTTTAGGCAAAACAAACGTTGAAGGCTATATCGTTTTATTGGCGGCAGACGGCTCACGTATTCAAGACAATGTGACAATCACAAATGAATTGAATGGAGTTATTGAATATGTTATCCCAACAGAATTTTTAAAACACACAGGTAAAGTGATTGGTCAGATTTACATTGCAGTAAAAGGGAAAGATGATGTGGCAGTCATGCGACAATTCACTTTTGATGTAAAAAACGACTTGTTAACTGGATTTAGCGCTGAAATTAAGCTTGAGTATATTAAAACGTTTCATGACTTGGAACGGATAATCAATGAGCGTGTTAAAGCGATTGAAACCGCGATTGCAAACGGTGAAGATTACGTTACGCAAATGAATGAGACATTAAGCGCAGGTAAAGTTGAATTGGCGGCAACTGCTACGGCTGCAAAAACAGAGGTAACGACAACTGCTACGACTGCAAAGAAAACAATCGCTGATACATCTAACGCAGCAGTCTCCACAGTTACAGCCAAGGCAAAAGAAGTGACTGATGCGATTGCGGCTGGAGCAGTTGTAAAAACAACAGACACGTCGGAATGGCAGAAATACAAAATTACAGAAGAAACAGGCGCAGCGATTACTGTTAACGGCTTAGATTTGTTAGCTACTAACGACTTAACTATGAAAAACGTATATGTGACTGAAGCTAAAAACGCACCGTCAAACATTGGCGCTTCCGGCTATTTCAAACGAAACGTACGTTCGACAGGTTATATCGAAGTGTTTTACTCGTCGTTCGGAAACAACGCAGTATATCGAAACGCTTATAACGCAGGAACGTCATCGTGGCTTGGTTGGGTACAACTAGCTAATCAAGCAGACGTAACCGCGCTAAAAGGCACAAACACAGGCTGGCTACCGCTAACACTTTTAAACGGTGTGACAGCATCAACAACGTGTTACTATCGTTTCTTTAGTACAAACGGAATCTACTATCTTTCATTGAAAGGTGTACTGAATACAATTACAACACCTAATACAGTAATTGCCAAATTGCCTGCGACTGTCACAGCGCAGTTAGACCGTTCGTTAACGTGGGTTGGGAATACGAGTAATCTAACTAACACAGCAAAAACGAACAGATGGACTATTTCTGCAAATGGCGATATAGCTTTCACATCGAGTAATTTTGGTACAGCTGGCGAAAGTGGCGCATGGAACCCGTTGGACGTCACACTAACACTATAGGAGGAATAATATGTACAAACAAATTTGGTTGTATGACGGTACAGAAATTTTATTAGAATCAAGAACAGAATACGATGAAGATGTATCTACAGAAATCTTTGATTACCCTGAAGAATACACTGAAATCAAACCTGAGGACGGGCTATATCAGCCTATCTTTTTTGATGGTGAAAAATGGGTCGGAACAGATAAAGAGCTTTGGGAAAATGAACATCCACAAGAAAATATTGATTTAGGGATTAATATTGAAGATATCATTTTGATGAGCGAAGAATTATTGATGCAAAATGCAGACTTAGCAGCACGAATTGAAATACTAGAAAACAAAGGGGATGCGTGATATGGGGAGTGCGACAATGTTTAAAATTGTAAAAAATGCTTACGATGCTGGGCGCTACACATTAACTGATATGAAGTTACTCGTTTCGACAGATAAAATCACTTATGAACAGTATAAGACAATTACAGGAATCGAATACATCGTAGATGAGGCAGGCGAAGAATAATATGGAGGACAAAGATACGTTAACAGAAATTCTCATCAAACTAGCACGCATCGAAGAAAACACGAAGGGCCTTGATGAAACTGATAAAAAAGCAGTAAAGGCTTTAGCAATGGCTCATGAGTTGCAAAGACGTATCAATCAAATGGAAATTAATAATAAGTGGTCTTGGGGTTTTATCATTTCTCTAGGGCTTACTATTATTGGTTATTTTTTTACAAAATAGGAGGATGTTTATATGAAAAACTTTTTAGGAATCAACTGGAAAGTCCGTATTAAATCAAAAATGTTTTGGGTGGCCATTATCCCGGCTATCCTTTTTTTATGTTCAAAACTATTAATTGTTGTGGGAATTGACTTCAACTTCACGCAACTACAATCGCAGTTATTAGACATTGTAGGCGCGGTATTCAGCGTTTTAGTTCTGTTAGGTGTCGTTATTGACCCAACAACCGAAGGTGCTACAGACAGCTCACAAGCCCAAAAATACGATAACCCAAAAGGAGATAAATAATGAATAAAACAATGAGTGTATTAACAGCAAGTATTTTAACAACAAGTTTATTGCTAGGCAGTGTGTTACCCGTAGCGGCTGCCGATATTAAGAATCCAAAGGTTGCGGATGTATCGGAATGGCAAGGGAGTATCGATTGGAACAAAGCTAAGGACGACCTAAACATGGTAATCATTCGTGCTCAGTACGGCACTAATTACAAAGATAAATATTTAGACCGTAACCAGGAACAAGCGATTAAAAACGATGTTCCGTTTGGCACGTATGCCTACGCACGTTATATTAATGCAGCCGATGCGAAACTCGAAGCAAAAGAGTTCTACAAACGCACAAGTAAATCAACGAAGTTTTACGTTGTGGACGTTGAAGAACTGACGGTAACCTCAGGAACAATGCGCGAGGCAACAAATGCATTCGTTAAAGAGTTGCGATCGTTAACTGATAAAAAGATTGGTTTATATGTAGGGAATCACACATACACGCAGTTCAACTTAGATACTTCTAAGTTTGACTTTGTATGGATTCCAGCTTACCGAACAGCCGCACCCGACCACAAGCATGATATTTGGCAATATACGGACGGTGGACAAGTAAAAGGTATTACAGGCGGTGTTGATTTAAACAAGCTCACAAACGATGCTAAGCCGTTGTCTTACTACGTTGGTAAAACAGAGGCAAACGAACAAGCGAATGATTACACTGAAGGTGGCTACTCTGTCGGTCAATCAGTGAAGTTGCTTAATAAAGCTACTCACTACCACACCGGGCAAAAAATCGATGCATCAGTTAAAAAACAAAAAACTACAAAGTATTAGAAAACAAAAAGTGATTGCGCAGTCACACTCAAAACAAGCTGTATTACTTAGCGGCATTAATTCATGGGTGTTGGCACAGGACGTTGCGAAAGTAACAGCTGCTGCGAAATGATAACTATTACAACACAAATCCGAAACGTGTCA